GAAACTAATGAAGATGTTCTAAGAGTAATTTATGAAAAACCTAAAGAGGAAGCGGATGATTCAATCTATTATCTTAATAGAAGTATTACTCGCAAATCATTTAACTTTGGCTGGAAGATTAATCCAAGATTTGATCTTGCAAAAGCTAAAGCTAAAATGGAAAACGGTTTACTTGAAATTAGTATTCCAATGAGAGAAGAATCTAAACCAAAAACACTACAAATTAAATAAGTTATATTTGACCCGTTCCTTGGTTATTTTTAAAAATTAAAAATTTTATATTATGAGTTTTAGACCAATGTTTGATGCCGTTATCTTTAAAAAATTAGAAAGAGATGAAACTTCATACGGCAATATTATTGTTCCTGATATGGGAAAAGATTTAAATGAAGTAGGAGAAGTAATTGAAGTAGGTCCTGGATACTATACAGTAACAGGTACCTTTATCGAAACAACCCTTAAACCAGGCGATCGAATCGTCTTACCAGCAACAGGATATTCTAAATTTGTTTATATGGATGAAGAATATTATATTATTAATGAAAAAGAAGTTTTAGCAAAAATACAAGACAATGAGTAAACAAAAAGTAGTATTAGGAGCACAAGCTCGTAAACAATTAGCAAAAGGTATCAATACATTAGCTGATGCAGTTATTTCAACATTAGGACCGAATGGTAGAAATATTATCTATGAAGAAGAAGGAAAAGTATATTCAACTAAAGATGGGGTAACTGTTGCAAAGCAAATACAACAACTTGATGATCCTATCGAAAATTTGGGTATTAAACTTATTAAGCAAGCAGCTATTAATACTGCTGATAAAGTAGGAGATGGAACAACTACATCTACATTACTAGCACGCGAAATCGTTCAGTTAGGATTACAAAGATTAGATGAAGGAGGAAATGCTACTGAAATCAAAAAAGGGATTGACAGCGCTGTAAAGAGTATTATTTCTTCTTTATCAAATTTAGCTGAAGATATTTCTGATCCTCAAGAACTAATTAATGTAGCAACTATTTCTGGTAATAATGATGAAGAAATTGGTAATTTAGTATATGAAGGATTAGATACTGCTGGTACCAATGGAGTAGTTCATATTGAAGAAAGTAAGACAGGAGAAACATATCTTGAAGTAGTTGAGGGTATGCAATTCGATAGAGGATATAAATCACATTACTTTGTCACTCATAATGATTCTATGACATGTAATATGAATGATGTAGCTGTTCTTATTGCAGATCATACTTTCCGGAATGTAAAAGAATTACTTCCTATTCTAAATCATGCTTCATCTAATAATAAATCATTACTGATTATTTGCGATGATATTGAAGGTGAAGCTCTTGCAACTCTTATTGTTAATAAGATGAGAGGTTCTTTAAAAGTATGCGCAGTTAAGTCGCCTGAGTTTGGAGATCGTAAAAAATTAGTATTAGATGATATTGCTAAGCTTACTGGAGGAGAAGTATTTTCAGTAGCTAAAGGAATGAAACTTGATAAGTTTGATTGGTCTTGGATGGGATCTTGTCGATCAGTAAAAGTAACAAAGGATAAGACAACTATTATTGATGGTCATGGAAATGAAGATGTTATTAAAACTCATGTAGAATCACTTCAATCACAAATTGATCAGTCATCAACTCCATTCGAAGTACAAGCGTTACAAGATCGTTTAGCTAAAATGACCGGTGGAGTATCTGTCATTCATGTAGGAGGTATGACTGAAGCTGAAATGAAAGAAAGAAAAGATCGAGTAGAGGATGCTTTATTTGCAACAAAATGCGCAATTGAAGATGGTATTTTACCTGGAGGTGGAAGAGCATTGCATTATATATCTGAATACTTTGAATTTACTGAAGATGTATCTAGAGACTTTAATTTAGGAGAAACTTTCGTAAAAGAAGCTATTATGCGACCTTTTGAAACTATTTTATCTAATGCTGGTAAAACTGATAAGGATATTGATACAATTGCTAATTCTTTATTGATTTCTGACTTCTGGAATGGATATAATCTAAAAACCGAAAAAGTAGGAGATATGAAAGAGTATGGTATTATTGATCCTTTTAAAGTAACTAAAAATGCTTTACTAAATGCAGCTTCTATCGCAGGAACTATTCTGTTAACTGAAGGAACTATTTCTGTAGAAGAAGTAGAAAAAGATGGGGAAGAAGTTGGAGTTATGCCACAAATGTTTTAAATTTAGTTAATGGAACAAATAGTCAAAACAGTTATAGCTAATAGAGTACCACCAGGTGATAGATGGAATCTTGTAGGAGACAATCCAGATGAAGTACAGGATACTTTAATGGATGCTTTGGAAGCATTTTATCTTAAAACAGGTTATACTGGAGACTTTTATTTCTCACCTAGAGAAGGTAAAATATTTAAAGTAGGTTTTGAAGAAGCTCCTGCACCTCCACCAAAGAGGTATTCAATTTATGAAAACGATTTTTAATGCAAGATCATAGTTTATTTGTAGAAAAATACAGACCACAATCTGTAGACAGTTATGTTGGTAATCAAGAGTTCAAGGATATCGTTTCTCTGTATATTGCAGAGAACGATATTCAGAACTTGTTACTTTATGGACCTGCCGGAACAGGAAAAACATCAGCTGCTAAATTAATAGTAAATAAAATTGAATGTGATTATATTTACATTAACGCTTCTGATGAAAGAGGTATTGATACTATTAGAGAAAAAGTAGTAGGATTTGCTTCTACTATGTCTTTTAAACCTCTTAAGGTAGTTATTTTAGATGAGGCTGACTATCTTACTATACAGTCTCAAGCTGCATTAAGGAATGTAATGGAGCAATATTCACGTAATACAAGATTTATTTTAACTTGTAATTATGTAGAAAAGATTATTGATCCTATACAATCAAGATGCCAGGTTGTAAATATTATTCCTCCTTCTAAGAAAGATATAGCATTACATTTAGTTTCTATCTTAGATGAAGAGAAGATTGAATATGAAAAAGAATCGTTAAAGGATGTAGTTAATACATACTATCCTGACTTGAGAAAAATGCTGAATACTATTCAGATGTTTTCTAAGAAAGGTAAACTTGATTTAACCAAATCAACTGTAGTATCATCAGCATACCATAAACAAATAATCGATAATCTTAAAAGTAAACGTAACTGGAGAGAGCTGCGACAGATAATAGCTGATTCAGGAGTAAAAGATTTCGAAGAGTTATTTAAAAAGTTATATGACCAAAGTTCTGAATATGCTCCTGGAAAAGAGCATGAAATAGTTATTCTTATTAATGAATATAGTTATAAAGCAAATTTTAGAATAGATAAAGAAATTAACGTTATGGCGTTATTATCAGAAATTATTAATGTGTTAAATCAAAAACAAGTATTATGAATGATGTACAAACCCCTCAACCGCAACTAGATATTGATCTTAGTGCAACAACAGCAGTAACAACCGATTCTGAATCAAATGCTGCTAATATTTTTCAACAAGGATTTATTTTACGAAAAGTATCTAAATTTGTAGCTAATACAAGCGATGATGCTATTCTACCAATCCCTGTATTTTACGATCAAAGCTCAGGTAAGATCTTAGCTGATAGTATTCCAGAAAATTTACGAGAAGAATATAAAGATTTTCTGATTGAAAAAGGATAAGATAAATAATATCTTTGATTGGCTAAATCATCTTAGCTATCTTAAGACAGAGGTAGATCAGTTTTCGGATCAAGATTGGGATAAATTTAATTCCTATATGATACATAGATTTGTAAGTATGTATGGTCCCTATTCAAGTCTAGTCAATGAACTTCAGCTACTTAATCCCCTTGATAAGAAAGCTGTCTACCTTTGTTATAAGAATATACTTCCTAAAAAGAAAATGTTTTTTAAGTATATTAAATCTAAAGTTAAACAACCTAATAAAGAGTTAGTAGATACTTTAACTAACTATTATAAGTTTAGTGAAAGAGAAGTTAAAGAAGTATTGACTTTTTTAGATAAAGATGTACTAGTAGAAATATTACAAAGTGTAGGTAAAGAAGATAAAGAAATTAAAAAAGTTTTGAATGAAAAATAATCCTTATAAGCAAATATCTCAAATAACCGACCAGCTACATACATTAGCTGAAAATAAACAACATAATAGTTGGAAGGCGTGGCGATTAAATCGTAAATTAAAAAAGAATTTAAATTTAATCAAAGAAGATTATACAGTAAATAAATTAATTCATGGCAAGTAAAATAACAGAAGAAATTTACCAAGATCTTCAAGAGCGTAACGAAAGAGGATTAAACAAATATGGTCATTATTTAGATGATAATAATTATCAGGATATGCTACAGCATGCATATGAAGAAGCTCTTGATCTAACTCAATACCTAAAGAAAGAAATTAACAATCATAGTACAATTCAGGAATTGATTAAAACAAATCCAACTAATGCTAAATTAGGTCAGTTAGTTAGAGAGATTTTTACAAAGTAATGGCAAAGAAAGTTCCAAAGATAGTAAAAGAAATTAGAGAGACTGAAGATATTAAGATAGATTATTCCTATCAAAAGAACATATCATACTCTCAATTATCTATGTTTCATCAATGTCCTCGTAAGTGGTCTTTGATGTACAAAGATGGTCACAAGATGTATGAACCAAGCATACACTTTGTCTTTGGTACAGCTATGCATGAGGTAATACAAGAATGGTTAGACCAAATGTATAGTGTTAGCATTAAATCTGCCAATGAATTACCTTTAGAAGATATGCTTAAAGAGAAGATGAAAACAGAGTATATGACTGCTCTGAAAAAGAATAGTAATAAGCATTTCTCATCACCGGGTGACTTAACTGAATTCTATAATGATGGAGTAAAAATATTAAACTTCTTAGTTAAGAAACGTAAAGACTACTTTGGTAAGAAAGGAGTTCATTTAGTAGGTTGCGAAGTTCCTATTAATGTCTCAATGAGAAAGTATATTAATAATCCTAATTTAATTTTTAAAGGGTATATTGATGTTCTTATCTTCGATGAATGGGATGATACATTTAAGATTATAGATTTAAAAACTTCTACTAGAGGATGGAATAAAGATAAAAAGAAAGATAACATAGCTAAGTCTCAGTTACTTCTATATAAACAATTCTTATCT